AGCGCGGCTACTGGATCGCTCCAGCTGTTGACTATTACACGCCAATCGTCGCGAAAGAATACATCGATCTTATTCAGGGCGTAATTAAGAAAGTGGGTCTCGACTAATGGCTGGCATTCCAAAAGTAAAGATTACTTTCGACGCGGACTTCGACGAACTAAAGAAGGGCGTTAAAGGCGCGCAGAATGAAGTCGAAGGCTTCTCTAGCAAGATCGGCAAGTTCGGCAAGGTAGCCGCTGCCGCTTTCGCAGCTGCAACAGTGGCGGCCGCAGCTTACGCGGGAAAGCTTCTAGTCGATGGCGTCAAGTCAGCGATCGCAGACGCAGCCGCTCAGGAAAAACTCGCTCTTACATTAAAGAACGTTACAGGCGCGACGAATGCCCAGATCAAGGCGACAGAAGGTTACATAACCCAGACGTCTTTAGCTTTCGGAGTTACAGACGACGAGCTTCGTCCATCGCTGGAAAGATTAGCTCGCGCTACTGGCGATGTAGATAAAGCGCAGAGACTACAAGCTCTAGCCTTAGACATAAGTGCGGGCAGCGGGAAAAGTTTAGAAGCGGTCTCTAACGCGTTAGCCAAGGCTACAGAGGGCAACACTTCCGCTCTTGGAAAGCTTGGCGTAGGACTTTCTTCTGCTCAGCTAAAAACTCTTTCGATGGACGAGATTACTAAGAAGCTAGCCGATACTTTCGAGAATCAAGCTTCCACTAAGGCCGACACTTTCCAAGGAAAATTAGATCGACTTAACATCGCATTCGAGGAAGGTAAAGAGACCGTAGGTTCTTTCGTACTGGACGCGCTTACTCCACTCGTTAGCTCATTCGTTAATAAGGTGATTCCAGCTCTTTCATCTATGGCCACGTCTATCGGTAAAGATCTCGAAGGCCCATTTAATACCATTAAGGGAGTTCTTACAGACTTCGTTATTCCAGCCTTTAAGGCTCTTTACGACTTTATGAAGGACTTCGTCGCTCCGTTCTTCGCTTCTGTATTTGGGCCAGCGTTAAGCGGTTTATCTTCTGCTTTTACCAAAATTAAAGACGCCATCGCTTCTAACTCCGACGAACTATCTCCGCTGTTTAGTCTCTTTAAGTCAGTAGCTACATTCGTCCGCGACACCATGGGGCCAGCTATCGGAACGATTCTTCGAGTCGCGTTCGAAGTTCTAGGTACAGCGATCTCGGCGGTAATTACTGGAGTCTCTAGAGTAGTTAACTTCTTGGACGACATGATCGACAAGGTAAAAGCTTTTATCGCCTTGGTTAAAGCAAATCCTTTAGTGCAAGGTATCGGCGAGCTTATCGACAGAATCTTCGGTGGGTTTAGAGCTGCGGGCGGTCCAGTAACTTCGGGAACTTCTTACATAGTCGGCGAGCAAGGCCCAGAACTATTTACGCCCAGCCGTAGCGGAATGATTACTCCGAATCATGCACTCGGCGGCGGGCGCGGTTCAGTCATTAACTTAACTGTTAACGGCGCGATCGACCCAGAAGGTACAGCCCGAGCGATTATTAACGTTCTTAATAATTCGAGCTATCGCGGAACTCTTGGATCGGGTGCGTTCGCGTGACGCTATGGAATCCAGAATGGCGCGTCCTAATCGATGGCGTCGATTATCAAGAAGTAACACTGGCCAGCGTTCAGATTACTAGTGGCCGAACTTCTGTTTATGAGCAGCCAGTCGCGGGCTATTGCTACATCGAGCTTATTAACCTAGAAAACACGTCTTACCCTTTTACAGTCGGTAACGAAATCCTTATCTCAATTAAAGATTCGACTGGAGTTTACGTCGATCTCTATGGCGGCTTTATCAGCGACATCGAAATAAGCGTCGTGTCAGCTGGATCGACGGACTACGTTACTTCTGCCCGCATTACAGCACTGGGCGCACTGTCTAAACTAGCTCGGGCTAACTGGGAACTGGCTTTAGCGAAAGACTACGATGGAACTCAGGTCTATAACATTCTTTCGGATCTACTTCTTAATAACTGGAACGAAGTCGCTCCCGCTTTAGCTTGGTATCAGTACGATCCGACGACGACGTGGGCTAACGCCGAGAACGTAGGACTAGGCGAGATCGATCAGCCTGGGCAGTACGAAATGGTTAACAGAGCAGCCGACCCAGTCTCTAGCTACACGTTAGCCAGTCAAATCGCAGAATCAGGACTCGGCTATCTCTTCGAGGACGGATCGGGCCGAATCGGGTACGCCGACGCATTACATCGCCAGACTTACCTCGCAGCTAATGGCTATACCGAAATCTCAGCGACTCAGGGAATCGGCGTGGGCTTAAAGTCAGTAACCCGAAGCGGCGACGTCCGAAACTTTATTACCGTTAATTACGATAACGGCTCAACTCTTACAGACAGCGATTTAGCTTCTATCTCCCAGTTCGGTAAGTTCGCCGAAATCTGGGACACGAACATTGAGAAGACGGCCGACGCGATTCTAGCTCTAGCTCGACGTCTACAGCTTAAAGCTTATCCACGCGCATTCTTCGACTCGATCGAGTTCCCAATCGCTTCGCCAGACATCGACGACACAGACCGCGACGCACTTCTAAAGATCTTTATGGGAATGCCGCTACGCGTTACAGATCTTCCGCCTAACATCGTCGACACTGTCTTCGAGGGTTACGTCGAAGGCTGGTCTTTTAGGGCCAGTTATAACTCGCTATTCATTACGATAAACGCTTCTCCGCTGGAGTTCTCGCAAGTGACACTCCGATGGAATCAAGTGTCAGCGAGCGAGTATTGGAATACAATCAGCCCTACTCTTACATGGGAAAACGCGATCGGATCGGTGGCATAACATGGCAACTACTACTACGAACTTCGGCTGGGACATTCCGCAGTCGACCGACTTGGTCAAGGACGGCGCGACAGCGATCGCAGCTCTTGGTCAGGACATCGACACCGCTCTAGTCGATCTTAAAGGCGGAACGACTGGACAGATTCTAGCCAAGGCTTCTAACACAGATTTAGATTATTCATGGATTACTAACGATGTCGGCGACATTACAGCTGTAACCGCTGGGACTGGAATCTCTGGCGGCGGCACTTCTGGAGACGTAACGATTACGAACTCCATGGCTACAGCGATCGACGCTAAAGGCGATCTTATTGCGGGAACTGGCGCGGACGCTTTTGGTCGGTTAGCAGCTGGAAGTAATGGAGATTCGCTCGTCGTCGATTCCAGCACATCGACAGGACTTCGCTATCAAGGTCACATCGAAGCGGGAAAGAACGCTCTTATTAACGGCGGAATGGACATCTGGCAGCGCGGAACTTCATCGACAACTAATCTAAGTTATCTCGCGGATCGCTGGTTTAACTACACTTCCGCAGGAACTACGACATTCTCCCGCGAAAGTTCTATAGTTCCGACTGGATCTATTTACTCGATGAAAATCGCCCAAGCTACAGCAAGCGCGACTATTACAGTTAACCAAGCCATCGAAACTCTTAACGCTGCTCAGTATGCAGGGCAGACAGTTACTCTTTCGACGATGGTTTACGCAAGTGCTTCTACTGGAATCCAGTTCCAGTTATCTTATTCGACATCGACGGACGTCGGCCCGCTTGGATCTTGGACAAACATTACCGCGTCCAGTGGTGGAGCTGCTACGGTTTCGACTTCATGGCAGAAAATGACTGGAACTTATGCAGTCCCATCGACCGCTAAAAGTCTTTATTTTTCTATCTTCATTCCGACACTAGCAAGCGGAACGAGTGCCTATTTTACTCAGGCTATGCTCGAACTTGGATCAGTGCCTACGTCTTTCTCGCGCGCTGGCGGCTCAATCGCTGGAGAACTAGATTTATGTCAGCGTTACTTACCAGCTATTCCAGCTTCAAACGGCGAAATCTTTACGGGCCAGTGTTACTCATCAACAGCGGCACTAATTCCAGTAATTTTCCCAGTCACTGCTCGCGTAGCTCCTACAGGAATAACAGTTAACTCAGCTGGTAACTTTAGAGTTAGATCTTCGACTGCTTCTAAATTAACTACAACAGCGATTAACTTCTCGACTGGAACAGTTATCGGAAGTACGATCGAAGCGGTCGTCTCTACTGGCTTAACGGCTGGAAATGCGACTAACTTATTTAACGAATCCGCTGGAACTATCCTCTTCACAGGTTGCGAGCTATAAATGGAAACTTACACAAACATCGACGGCGTCGAATGCGTAATCGTTACTAACGAAGACGGTTCGACTTGGTCAGGACTTAAATCTGCTTACGATGAAATGATCGCGCAGAAGGAAGCAATTAAGTCATGACTTATCCAGTCGGAACAGCTGCGGCAGTCGTCGAAGTAGCACTGGCGGAAGTCGGTACAGTCGAAGAAGGCGATAATCTTACGAAGTACGGAAAGTTTACGAAGGCCGATGGCCTACCTTGGTGCGGATCTTTCGTTAACTGGTGTTTTCATACTGCGGGCGTAAAACTTCCGTCGATGGTCTCTACAGCTGCGGGAGCGCATAAACTTAAAGAAGTAAGTCGCTGGGTAGATTCAGAGCCTAAGATCGGCGATCTTGCATTCATGGACTTTCCGCATGATGGCGTCGACCGTATTAGCCACATCGGAATAGTCGTAGGAGTTAAGACGAAGTCAGTAATTACCATCGAGGGAAACACTTCGGGAACTGGCGATCAGCGTAACGGCGGAATGGTCATGATTAAGGAGCGCGCATTCGGGAGCGGTAAAGAGATCGTAGGCTTCGGACGCCCTAAGTTCGTGGCCTATGCTGGCGATTATCCGATCGTCGAAGTACCTACTCAATCGGCGACGAAGCCGAAGAAG